AGGCGAAGCTTTCCTGAAGGGAGCGCAGCGCATCTGTGAAATCGACCGGCGAAACCCCGACTTCGCCGGCCGGGACGTTGATCGGCACGATGAGTGGGGTCGACGGTGGCGTGTATCGTCCATCGGTGAGGAAGGCGCGAACGGTGAACGTCCACTCCCCATCGGCAAGATCTGTGAAGTCGGACGCCCGATCGTCCGCCCCTTCGACGTGGACGATCGTGCGGTCATCATCACTGGTCGCGACCACTTCGAAGGAAGAGTAACTCGGTCCCTCCACCGCGTTCCAGTAGAGACGGGTCCGGTAGACCGATCCGACCTCGACCTGGATGATGTCGCTTTCCGCACGAAGGTTCGTAGGCTTGAATTCCGCGAGCGGCTGGGGCGTCGGCGCCACTGGCGTTGGCGTGTCAGCGTCACCGTCGCCGTCCTGAACATTCGCACCATCATCGACAAGCTGCAGCTCGGCCGACAGGTCCTCGCCCGGCCTGATCGCGAGGATCCGGAAGATGCCGGTCTCACTATCGCGGATGCCGAAGGTGTAGAGATCGCCGATCGACGGGACGTCGCCGACGATGGTGATGACCTTCTGCGTTCCGGCTTCGGTTACGACCTGGCGCACCACAGAGGTGCCGTCCGGACGGCGGATGCGGATCCCGTAGAGCTTTCCGGCTTCCATCACGGCCGGCTCATCCAGCGTGAGCGTCTGGCCGGCAATCGCCTGGATACGGCCGGAGGCAATCCCTTCAAGGATCACGTCATAGGCAAGCGCCACACGATCGGTGCGTTGCGCCACCAAGTGCTCGAAATCGACAGTCAGCCGATAGACGGCCGGCCGCGCCCTCGCGTCGGCAATCCTGTACTTCGCGTGCTTGTTGATGATCGCGGCCGAAGTGACGCCGGGGAACTCGGCCTGCTCATAGAGCGTGGCATTCGCCTTGGTGTAGCCGGCGTCGAAGACGAGGATTTCATCCTCGACATAGTCCTTGTCAGCGTTGACGAACTTGCAGCGCAGCCCATGCGGGAAAACCCGATAGGTCTGCGTCCAGGTGAAGTCGCGGGAGTTGCGAGGCGTGAAATGCTGGATGACCGGTGCGTCGCTCTCCTCCCATGCGACCGACCATTTGCCGTCGCGAAAGGTCGGGACGGCCCGGCCGGCGGCGCAGATGTCCCGCAGCGTATCCCGGACCGATGCCGTGAAATCGCGGTACATGTCGAAGGCATAGCCATTCGCGGTGCAATGATCGGCGAACGCGGCGATGGTGGTGAGATCGAGACGGCTGTCCGGCTGCGGCCGAGCATTCGCCGGCCCCTGCAGGACGAGGCGGACGAGATCGCCCGGATTGCGTGTTTCCTGCGCGGCAACCCAAGCGCCCGATCCGCCGTCCCAGCTCGTCGCGACCGTCGAGACGATCGCAGAGAGATTACTGATCGTCCCGTTGAGCTGCTTGGTGGCGCGGATGCGCAACGCGGTAATGGCAAGCGGCTTGCGGAAGTCGATCGCCGGCGCGATACGAAACGTCTTGATCGCGGTCCATACGACCGTGTCGAAGACCGTGCTTCTCCCGCTATCACCTGTCTGGCGGGTGATACGCACGTCCCATTTGCCGCCGCCGAGAATGTAGCGGAAGCTCTTGCGGATGGGATCGTTCGACTTCGATCCGTTGAGGACCACCGTGCCCTTCGAGACGTACGCGTTCGCGCCGGCCGGGCTCATCTCCACCAGGAACTGGCAGCTCTGCGCGTGGCGATCGCCGTCGTCGTCGACGCGCACCAGCCCCTGCGGCGCAACGAAGTCGAGCACGATTTCGGAGGCGTCCTCGGCGCTCGTATGCACCACCGCGACGTTGTAGGCGGGTTCGATCGATAGGTCTTCCTGGATGACCTCGGAGGGATAGAGCGTCTGCGGCTGATCGTCCGCATAGCCTTCGCGGGTCTCGATCTCGACATCGTCGTAATCGTCGATCGACGTGTCGCCGATGCGGATGTCCGATATCTTCATGGGGCCGTAACCCCACACGAAGAGCATCCGGAGGTACTGATCCTTCCCGATGAACTCCGTGTAGCCCGTGGCGGCATACTTCGGATTGGCGCGGACCTTCCCGAGAATGACCGGCACAGGTCCCCATGGGGAACCCGAGTTGCGCCCGGCCCCGATCGAATAGGACGGGTTGTTGGTCGCCGCCTTCGTCTGTGTCGGCGGGAAAAGTGTATTCATCAGCAGGCCGCCGCCCATCATGATGGCGCCGGCGGCGAGCGATGCGCCGATCGCGCCGATCGTGCCGCCGCCGAGCAGGCCCGCGATGCCAAGCCCGGCCGGGCCGACGATGAAGGTGGCGAGCACAGACAGCGCGATCATGAAGATCGAACGCAGGATATTGCCCACGGCCTTGCCTACACGTCCCTGGACGAGGACGTGGGCGCCGGCCTTGACGCGAACGCGATGCCAGTTCTCCGCAAGGATCAAATGCCCGTCGATCGACACGTCCGCGCCGCGCGCCAGGCGCGACAGGCCGAACTCGGACGCGACGCGATCGACGATCTCCGCGATGCTCGATCCGGCCGGCAGTTCCAGGACGTGGCGTTCGCCACGCAGCGGGTGCGTGGCGGCAACGACGGTGATGGTGTCGCCGGGCGCGAGGATCTCACCTTCGAGCGGAGCGCGGACGATCGCGTTCATCCCTTCACCAGCCGCTTTTTGAGACCATAGCCGGGGATCATCTCTGCCAAATCGCGTTTGTAGGGCTGCCATTTCGTAGTAGCGTTCGCGCCCTCATTGGGGACGGAGGCTTGAAGATGGCGAAGCGCTTTGCGGATATGGGACGGATCAGGGTTATCTGCCCGCACTGCGGTCATGAATTCCGTGAGGAGCTTGGTCGGCTCCGCAACGAGGAAGATATGGCCTGTCCGGGTTGCGGCGAGATGATCGACCTGAACAGTGACGACATCCGCGCCCGCGTACACCGCGGCTACAAACTGCTGGACAATCTCTTCCGAAATACCCTCGGCAAGCGCCACTGACAGCTGCCGCATCATTTCTTCAAAGACATCGGCATTCAGGTGGAGACGCACGCAGGGGCGCTTCATCTCGATCTCCCGATCATGCTGATGTGGCGATAGATGCCCTCGACGCGGTTGCCCCAGCGGCCCGTCTCATATGGTTCGATGCAACTCGTATGCCCCTCGGGTATATGCAACATGCGCCCCCCGCCGATGACTACGCCGACATGCCAGGGCGCCTGCCGGATCAGGATGAGATCGAGCGGTCGCGCGGGGCCGAGCACAAATACCCAGTCAGATCGTGCTTCATCGACAAGAGATGGGATGGCATGACGATCGCCGGCATGCAGGTAATCGTCAGCCCAATCGGGAAGATCAATCCCCAGCTCGCCGGCATAGACCAGCCGTGCGAGGCCCCAGCAATCGACGCCGGCGGCCGTGCGACCGCGATCGAGCCAGGGCAGGCCTATGTAGCGGTCGAACCTCATGTCGTCGCCCACAGGCCGCCGAAGGCCGATGGCGTGAAGTTGTCGGCGGGATACGGCTCGGAGGCCATCACGTCGACGGTGAGCGAGAGCTTGACCGAACCTGCATCGACGTCGGCCGAGGTCAGCTCGAAATCGGGAAACGAGATCTCGACGTTGTCGGGCGCGCTCGCCAGCACGATCTCGACCATTACGGTCGCGGGCGTCACCGTGGACTTCAGCGCAGGCGTAAGTTTCTGGCTGACATTGTCGACCGTGATCTGGATGGTGTTCGAAGCGTCATCGCCTTCCTCCGGAAGCGAAGCCGACATGGGCAGGAAATCATATTCCTGTTCACGGCTGACGGTCCCCCGAAGCTGCTGCTCATAATCGAGCAGATCCGCATTGTCGGAAGATATGCGGAGCGTCTCGGCAAGATCCGGATGGGTGATGGTGAGCAGGAGAACGGGCACCTCGTCCGTCTCCTGGTCGAACATCGCTTTCCTGAAGGCGTCGGAAACCGTCCTCATGGCAGGATCACCAGATCCAGCGTGACGATCCACTCGACGCCCTGAGGTACCCATGTGGGCGTGTTCTGGCCGAACTGGCAGATAAGCGGATCACCGCCTTCGGACGACGGGAACTGGAAGGGCAGCGAGCCTTCGACCAGCGTCGTGGAATAGAAGGCTTTGAAGATATCGAGCTGCGCCGCACTCAGATACATCTTCACCGATAGGGGCCGCGTCACGGCGG